AAAGTGCTCCCACGTGTCGGCACTTTGTCGACACGTGCCGACATAAAATAAATATTGTCGACACTTGATTCATAGTTAAATTTACTGCTATAAAATGTTCGAAATGAAATAAATTAGTTTAATCGTGTCGGCACTAGGGGGTATTCATCCAATGAGGGCTAGGAAATATGGTTGCTATGGAGCATTACAAAAAGCGTTAAGCCGTGATGGTGTTGAATATTCGGGGAAGGTTGCTACGCTTTTACTCGATTCTTTCATTGAGGGTGACGGGAAGATATATCGAGCCGATCTTGAAAAAAGAGGCATAATTAAAAAAAGCGATTTGTTCAATAATTGGAGAAATAGCATTATTCAAAAGCACTGGCTTTCTTTTGAACAAGAGGGGAATTTTTCAAGATATCGAGCCGGGGCAAAACTCATAAAATTTGTAAACCACGAAAAGTTAAAACTAAAAGAGATCGCGACTACAGATCAATTATTAAGATCTGAACTAACGTCAAAAGGATACGTTGATTCAAAAATCAAGGAGCTCGAAAATAGGCTTGATGAGCATGATAAGGCAATCCGAGCGATGATTGAAAAATTCGATCCGCCTTATGACGACGAAAAAAAGCAAAAATACCTGAATGTCGTCAAGTAGTTTTGCTTACTCGAATACAAAAATTAATACGCCATGAAGATATGGGTGTATTTACCCATTCAAGGGGATTCCGACTTCAGTTTTTCAATGATTTTATCGAGAAAAACTTTTGCTTTAATTTCCGAACGAAGACAAACCTCTTCCGTTGTCAAATCATCTTCACCTTCAGCTTCAAAACAATTCGTTCTCAGTGAAAAAATCCAATCACGATTGTATCCATTGTCTTTTGGCACACCGATTATATCCATCATTTGCGAAAATAATTCTTCATGTTCTTTCCAAAAGGGTGATTTAAACAAATCAAGTCCATCTTTTTTATAATGGTCAAGTAACCACAAATCACGAAAGTGAGTTTTAAAAATGAGAAGACCGATATCGTAGTCTCTTTGACTTATTTCAAACATTCCAGACTCCATTTAATGTCAATATGTCGTACCGCTTTAAAACGCTTTAAAACGGAATCTCAGCAAGCTTTTGATCAATGGCATAGTCAGGCTTTGCCGGTTCTGTTTCGTTAGCCAGGAAGGCTGATACATTCTTTATCTCAGCTTCGATTTGATCTCGCTTGAACATTATTTTACCGGCAAGGTTCTTTGCCTTTAGATCATCTATCATGATCTTAATTGGCTTAAACCCATAGCGGTCATACATCTCACCAAAATATCTATCAATGACTTGTTTGCCAGGATTAGGAATATATCGTTCTGCAGCGTCAGGAACGAAAACGTCGCATCCTAGTCGGCCGCATTCATTTTTCTCCCAAGATTTTCTATGAGTTTTTTCCTTTTTAGATAAATCTTTAGATTTATCTTTTACATTAGGGATTTCTTTATTAGGGATCTGGGGCGGAACTGTATTCCCCCCTAGGGGGGAACTGTATTCCCCCTCCGTCACTTTGTGGGCGGAACTGAGTTCCCCCCTACTTTGCTCCCAAGCTACGGTAGCTTCCTTAAAAATTATATCTGATAACGAGTAGTTACTTGATAACTGTTTTCCACTTCTTCTAAAGCATTCTTCAGTTATCAGGTATCCCTTATCTTCTAAAGATCGCAAACACTTCCTTACCCACCGGGTAGTTAGTTTTGAGAGAAAAGCGATCTTCTCTATTGTGATATATCTTTTAGAATGTAGAACGTTATTGAAGTCCTGATAGTTACCTATAATCAGTAAAACAAGCGTTTCCGCTGTAGTTATATTCTGGTTTTCAGCGATAGTTACCAAAAACCGCCCACCCGCAAATGGATCGAAGATATCAGATTTTTTGGTTATTTTTTTAGGTTGGGTAATTTTATCAGTTTTTTTAGAAGACATAGCTTTCCTTTCAGAATCCGATTGCATTTCCCCCGACGAAAAGCTATGTTTTGCAGATCGTCGGGGGTGGTGGAAATGCGTGTGGAAGCGCAGTTAGTTAACAAAATTTCTACATTCGACGGGTCAGGTTGACACGAAAATTCGTTCTCTGGCCGAAAAAGGCATCGCTGGTCGGCGGTGCTTTTTTGTTTTATCGAATAGATAGAAAAATACTACTCGATGTTGGTAACTCGATACTACTCACTAGTCAACTCATTTTTAATTTGTTACTGTGCAAAAAACATCTGTCAAAAATTCTTTTTTAGAATGACATCTGTTTGGGTTTAGCGTGGCGTTTTCATGTTAACGGCCGCGCTTTTTTTTAATCCCGCACGCCTTTAAAAATTGCTTAAAAATTATACACAAAAATCATCCAAAAAAAGTCATATTTTTATGCTCAAAAATAGTGCAGATTACTAAGCATATCCGTAAATTTTTTTGACCTAAAAACGGGGCTTTTTAATTATGAAAAGTGTAGGAATTGATCCCGGCGCAGAGGGATGTATTGTACTACTAGACACGCTTGAAAAAACAGCGCGGTATATGTTCATTCCATACAGAAAAGATAAAATGATTAACTCAAAAGCGATCATGCAAGGATTCGACGACTTTTACGACGTTGATCGAATTACAATTGAAAAAGTCATGGGACGCGGCGGCGACTCCAAATGGGGCGCTGCACAAAACTTTGGCTTGGGGGTAAATTACGGGAAAATCTTGCAAGTTTTTGAGATGCTGCCTCATTTTCTAGCAACTCCCGCGTCGTGGCAGCGCGAAATTCATAAGGGGGTAACGGCTAACACGGCTAAAGAGAAAACCATGGCGGTGTTTGATAAGATAAACCCTTCTTACGGCGGTATTAAGAACTCTAAAAACGGGCTATCTGATGCCTTTTTCATAGCCAGGTACGGGCTTGATTGCCTTAAGTGCAATTACAGGGATGATTGGAATTTTATAAAGTTGGATTAAAAAATGGTAGACAAAATACGTGATTTAAAGACTATTAAGAGAATTATTGTTCATTGTAGCGATACCGATCTTGATTCAATGGACAATATTGATGAAATAAGACGCATTCATACTCAGGAAAAACATTGGTCCGACATAGGCTATCATTACTTTATCGACAAGCGCGGCAAAGTTTTTGCGGGGCGTGATATCAAGAAAGTTGGAGCGCACTGCGCGGGCCACAATTTCGACTCTATAGGCATATGTTTTTCAGGTAAAAAAGAGTTCACAGATAAGCAGTTTCAGGCGGCTCTTGCGCTTATAAACGAACTCATGCAAAAGTTCAAATTAGGGCGTTGGGACGTGTATCCTCACAACTTTTACAATAAAGATAAATCTTGCCCGAATTTCCTAATTACCAAAATTTGGAAATTTGAAAACGGTACGGTCACATGATATAATTTACCCATCTTAATATTAAGGGGGTTTTCATGTTTAGACGCTTTTTACCGTTCATTTTTTTGATGGGAATATCGTGTTCACATCAAGAAACACAAATCGTAACAGAACCGAAAGATTCATCACCAAATTATGTCACAAATCTAAATGGGCAAAAGTTCTATACGGGTTTAAAAATTCCGAAGGGATTTGCTCCAAAAAATGTACGTTCTTTTTATGCTGTAGGAGAGTCACTTCCGGCGGCTTTTGATTGGCGTGATAAAGCTGAATTAATGCCAGTTCGCAATCAAGGCCAGTGTGGCAGTTGTTGGGCTATGTCATCGGTAGCAACATTTGAAGATGTAAGACGAATTGTAGGCGAAAAAGAAGATCTAAGTGAACAATATTTGGTGTCATGCAACAAGGAAGGGTGGTCTTGTAATGGCGGGTTTTTTGCCTACGATTATATGATGGCACCAAAGGGCGGGGTTTCCGAAGCAAGTTATCCTTATACCGGGACAGATTCAGCTTGTAAAGGCGGTTTAGTTTACGGCGCTAAAATTAAATCTTGGGCTTATTTACCAGGCGGCGATAATGCTGGCGATAACATCAACGAAATAAAATCGGCTATATTTAAATACGGTCCCGTTGGTGTAGGTGTGGCCGTTGATGATGCTTTTTCAAACTACAGCGGCGGAATTTTTAGAGATACGGGTTATAGATCTTTAAATCACGCCGTAAACATTGTTGGGTGGAATGATAATAACGGCGATGGATATTGGATTATGCGCAATAGCTGGGGTTCGGGATGGGGAACTGAAGGGGGATTTATGCACATCGCTTTCAAGGCTAATGGAATCGGAGCATGGGCGAACACAGTCGTGTACGATAAAGATCCTTCTCCAAATCCTGATCCAACACCGGATCCAAACCCTACGCCTGAGCCAGAACCTTGCTCACCGCTTCCATATGCAAATACTGGTTATGGCGACGCTATAAATGTTCGCGCAGGCACTCAGGTAATACTCGGCACGAAAGCAAAATCAGGACACAGATATTACTGGACTGCAGAACCTGCGTTTGATAACGGAGCGCAGCCGCAAGATGCTAAAATTAAGTACCGACCTAGGGTAACAAAACGTCTTACAATTCACGCTGTAACAAAGTGCGGGGAAGCTACCGACGCAGTTACAATCAGACTAGTTTCTGGATATTTAAATAGCACGAAAGTGTTACCTGAGTTAGACTAGTAGCAGCTAACACCAATATCAATTCATAACGTTGATACTCCAAGCAAACTCTGCTAAATTTCATCATTTAGCGGGGTTTTTTATTATATGAAAAACACACTTTTATTGGTGTTATTTTTGTGTTCAAAGTTATGTTTTGCAAACTTTCCAGAGAACTCTTTAGGGGACGAAAATCCTGGACTTTCTAACATAACGGAAGCGCAGTTTCACGAAATAATTCAGCGCGTAAATGACATTTATCAGCCAGTGTTTAAGGGAGTTAGCGTAAACTTTTGGTTCGAAAGAAATTGGGCTGCAAAAAACCCTAATTCTCACGTATATAAATACGACTCGCAGTGGTCAAAAAATTGGAAAATTGAGATACTCGGAGCGCTTGCGCGGCGTCCTGAAATTACTAAAGAAGGCTTTACGATGGCACTTTGTCATCAAATAGGTCATTTGCTTGGCGGTTATCCTATGCAAGATTACAATGGGCTTTCTACAGAAGGGGAAGCTGACTACTACGCGGCTCATGTGTGTGCAAAGAAGGTTTTTGGAAAAGTCGCAAAAAAGACCAAGCTTATAAATAAGCTTAAGGCCTCAGTTGAGATTTGTGACAAGAACTTTGATTCAAAACTAGAAATAGACGTCTGTTATTATACACTATTTGGAGCAAAATCTTTAGCAGATTTTTATATGATTGCAGGGCAAGAGCGGCGCGCTGCAGATATTGAAAACGCTGATAGCTACAAAACCAAAGTCACGCTGCAGCTTCATACACCTTCACAGTGCAGACTTGACACGCTTATAGCAGGTGCATTGTGTAATAGATCTTGGGATGATAAAGTTATCCCAATAGACAAAAAAAATCAGGTATGTGCGAATAGGCCAAGGTGTTGGTTTTATGGATCATAAAGCAAAAGTGACAAGGGTAATTGACGGCGATACGTTTGAAGTGACTGTTGACCTAGACTTTTGTCTTTCAATAGGCATTACAGTAAGGGTTTTTGGCTGCGACGCATGGGAAGTTCACGGTCCTCAAAAAGTTGAAGGATTGGAAGCAAAAGACTATGTAACAGGGCTGATTGCTGGCAACACAATAGAGCTATCGCCACATAAGCGTGATAGCTTTGGACGCTGGCTTTGTGATGTTAAATATAAAAATAGGTCACTAGTGAGTTATCTAGGGGAACATGGCTATCTAAAGGGCTAGTAAGTTAGCACAAATTGCACGTTTCTTAGATTAGAATAGCACTCACATTTTCTATCATTACAAACGTGTTTAAAGATCTTTCGGCGCTGAAAATCTGTCATGTTTTTAAAATCAATTTCACGTTCTTTTGTGATAAGTGTTGGATCTATCATCATGGGTATTTTTTTTGGCTGGTTATGTATCCCGCCCCACACTTCAACATGAACCTTTTTTTGCATTATTTTACCCGCCATTCTTTATGTGCTTTTAAGCAATGGTTTTTCTTATGGATCGCATGGCTTATTCCTCCGATATCGTTTCTTTTTAAAACTACATAAATGCATCCAAATCTATCTTCTTTTGTGTATCCTAGCACGTCGGCTTTTCCTTTTTTCAAAAGCTGAATAGAGTAGGCTTTACTGATTATTTTCACCATTAATTATTCCTAGTTAAATATACGTTCAATTTCTATTTCAACACCCAAATCTTTGAGAGATGTCATATCTTGTTCGGTAACAGTTTTTCGTCCTGTAAGATTCAATATTGCTAGCTGCGCATATTCATCTTTGGCGTAAATATATAGGCGGCCATAGTGCTTTTTTTCTTGAAATTTTATGACTTTATTTGCGCTCATAATTTAACCTTTGTCTAGGGCATGATAAATGGCTCATGTGTCATGTGTCATTTAACATAAAATGATTACAATCGCTATTGCAAAAATCGATACTTTGTAACCTGCTAAAATCACTAAATGCCCCATGTATGAGTTATTTCCTAGTGACCAAATATTTTACAAAGTGACATCTTTTTGAGCCTTGTGTATCATTTTAACGATGCTTAATAAAAACTATTTAAAATACTTGGTACGTTTCTATGAAGAGTGTGGTTGCGATGTAGATTACATCGATCAACTAAGCGCCCCGGAAACCCATTTTTTGTGTGAGTTCATACTTGAACATTACGGGGGCGTGACTCACGATATTTTGCTCAAAAAAAGAGCAAATCACCACCGCTATGCAACAGGATGCGACGCCCTGGTTTGCCTTGCCATTCCCTCATCTGAAAGAATGCTTTTAAACATGCCCGGCGGGGCTGATCCCGAAGTCATTTACCTGACTGATGAACTCATCATAAAAAAGATTAAATAATAATCATGAAAATCTGCACTAGGGGGTAGGGGAGTACCCCCCTACCTAGTGAGGGCTAGTTATGAAGAAAAATGAGAAAGAGCGGCAAACTAAACTGCTTGAAAGTCAGGCTTTCACTCTTGCCGTTATGCAAGGTTTAAGAGAGTCAGCAAGTATCGGATCCGATATGGCCGAAATGGCCGGTAATGCTCACGCTTATGCAGCGGAATGTATCAGCCAGGTCGTAGAAAAATATCCATGCTTGGGAAAGGTAGTTGATGAGTGCCTTCGCAAAATCGTGAAGGTCAAGGGGTATGAAAATGGCGAAAGCTAAAGCACAGCAAAATGACACGATAGCGCCCGGTGAGCCAACGGAGTTTCCGCTTGATGTGAACGGTAGGTTTTTCACGGTTTTCAAGGACTCTTATCTTCTTTATTTGGCATGTGAAATAAAAGTTTTGAAAGGGATTGTCGTAGACTTCAAAATCTTATCCCGCGCCCCCGACCAACAATGTACCGCAGTAGGGGCGGCAACAAGTGAAATATGGCCAGCATCAAGAGAACAAACGCAAGAGTCAGTTTACCCGGGGGTAACAATTGAAAAGACTACTTGAGGATGAATACCTGTTCTCGATTGCAATAGGAATATCTCTATTAGTTATGATCATCTCAAGATCGCCGGTATGTGCGTTGGGGCTTGTGGCTCTTATTGGGATAAAACTTAGTTTTAAACAAACGCTGACTTACTTGGAAGATCGCAAACAACTTTCAGAAGTTGAGCGGGTTAATTTGTTAGAAAAAGAAGTAAGGCAGTTATCTAATGCTATGACGTTTAAATCACTAAAATAGATTCATTTAGATTCATTTAGTTTCATTTAATTCCATTTTAGGTTCAATTAGAATGCCACAACACAAGGGATGTAGAAAAGCAGGGGGAAGAAAAAAGGGGGCAAAGAATAAAGCCCCTCAAATGGCACCACTTCGCATTCAGCTAAGGGATCTTGGTTTTAATCTTGGCGCGGAAATGGTTAAGGTCTACAACTCCGTTGATGATGTACCGACAAAATTAAAACTATTTGAGATGATAACCAAATACACCAATGTAATTCCTACCGTTGAAACTTACGTTGATCCCGTAGATTTAGAAGATGAGTCAGATGATGATATTGACGCTTTACTATCGGCGGTTCAATGACCAGAGATAAAGCGGTTCCTAAACTCTATAAAAAGGGAATTCTTCACTGGAAGCTACGGCCAGAACAGAGACAGCTAAGGAACATGCTTGAGGCAGCGCCGACAGATTTATGCGTATTCAATATTTCACGGCGGTTTGGCAAGTCCACAACCTGCAGCCTTTATGCAGTTGAGCAAGCTTTCAGGAAAAAGCAGAAAGTGCTCTATGCTACAGCCTTTTTGACTGACCTGGAAAACTTCATAGCTCCAATTTTCGAGTGGTGTTTAAACGAGTGCCCGGAATCTCTTAGGCCGACGTGGAAAGCCAGCAAGAAAGAGTTTCATTTCAAAAATGGTAGCATCATTAAACTCATCGGGCTTGATAAGAACTCAAACAGTTTGCGCGGGAACAACATCGATATTTTGATCGTCGATGAGGCAGCTTTTGTTAAAAACCTTGCCTACCTTTACCGCTCGGTAATCATACCCGCGACTATGAAGCGCAAGTTCAAACTTATATTCCCTAGCACGCCGCCCGAAAGTCCCGAACATTTTTGGAGCGCGGAGTTAATCCATAAAGCCAAGGGCAAAGGTACGTATATTGAACTGACAATAGACGATATCTCAGACCTACCAGCGGAAGAAAAGAAGCGGCTACTTGATGAAGTGGGCGGTCCAACTTCCGTTACTGCGCTTCGTGAATTCTATTGCAAGTGCATTGCCGACGTTACTCGTACAATTGCGGCTGAATTTAGCAAAGCAAAGCATGTTAACGACGTTTTCGACGTTTACGACATTAAACCAGAATATATTAACTGGCAGCTTTTTGGCGACACGGGCGGGGTTAAAGATAAAACCGTGTTCCTAGAAGTTGGCTTTGATCATACGACGGGCAAGGTCATTTTCAGAGATGAACTTGAGTTCGAGAACTCTACGCCTAGCTCTCAAATCATCGCAGCTGTTAAGGCGAAATGGCCGGGTAACATGACTCTAATAATGGACGCTCCAGGCCAGCTTCTAATCGACTATTCTTCACTCGGCCTACCTGCAGCATTACCGCAAAAAGACGACTTCGGAGCGGGCTTACTGCTACTCAATAATGCCTTTTACAATAACACGGCGGTTATTCACCCAAAATGTGCATTACTTATAAGAACTCTCGAAGGGGGGCTACTCAATAAGCAGCGTAGTGATTACGAGCGCAGTGAAAGTCTCGGCCATTGCGACGCCGTGGCCGCCGCAATTTATGGACTTCGGTGTGTGGATCGCATGACTGATCTAAGACCAAAACCCAAACGTGAACAGATATTTTTTATCGAGAGAGAGCCGGAACATATTCAAGCAATCAAAGGTTTGTCATTTGGATAGAAGGGGAACACATGGAAACTCAGTACTGGGCAACAAAAGACATAAGCGAAATTGCGGTAACAATAGAGCAAAAGTTTGAGGGTTATCGCAAATGGCTGCAGAATACCGGGTATGCTGACAGAATCAAAGCTACCTACAACATGTTCTATGGGATCCATACAAACGGCACGCTGCATATTCAAAAAGACAAAGAAACCCAGCTTTCATCTATCAACGTGAACCATTTCAAAAGCCTTGTGCGTCGGCTGCACATCCTTGTGACTGAGAATAAACTGGCATTTAGCGCGCGGAGCAAAAACAGCGATACTAAATCTTCAATTGAAAGTGATTTAGCTCGCGGCATTGTCGAATACTACAATGATGAAAAGAGCATGAATAGCACGATAAGTGAGTCAGTGTTGGGCGCTCTTTTGCTGTTTGAGTATTACGTCTATTGCCCCTGGGATTACACAGAAGGGTTTGAACTTTCTGTTGATGGCGGCCAGGTGATTAAATCAGGTGATCAAAAATTTATCACACTATCACCATTTGACGTGGCAAAGAACACAGTATCAAGGGAAAGCCCATGGTTCATAATTCGTGAGAAAGTGAATAAGTATAACCTTGCTGCGCAGTACCCAAATTTCGCATACGAGATAACTTCAGAAAGCCTTCAGGCCGATATCGACGGGCTTGTTCAAGAAAGAGAGTCGCAGTCAGAAGATGATGAGGATTATGTTTATAAATATACCCTTGTTCATACTCGTACGCCTTCGCTTGCTAGCGGAAGAATGACCGAAGTTTGTGCTGGCCAAGTGCTTGCCGACGGCGTGCTTAAATACAACAAATTGCCTCTTTTTCGCATAAGCGCGGGCGATATGCTGCAGACTGTGTTTAAGGATAGTCCGACAGTTGAGTTAGTTCCATTGCAAGAGGCTTTGAACCTTCTCATGAGCGGCACGGTAACGAACAACATGAACAATGCGCGCCAACTTATTTGGTCATCGGATCCCAACTTGACTTTAAAAAAGCTGAGCGACGGGCAAACCCTTGTTACAAGTGCGACGCCCCCAACGGCTTTAAACCTTACTGGTAGCGCAGCTGAGAACTTTAAAATGATCGATCTTTTAAAGGCCGATGAACAGCTGCTTTCCGGCGTCAATGATGTTGCGCGCGGCAATCCTTCTAGCAATCTTAAGTCGGGGACTTCGCTAGCTGTAGTTCTTGCTCAAGCGATTCAGTATGTCAGCGAACTTCAAAAGAACTATGCAGCACTTGCGAGTGATATTGCCTCATGCCTAGTTGATAACATCAAACAGTTTCAAACCGAAGAAATGACTGCCTACATTGTGGGATCTTCTAAAAAAAGCACGATTAAGAGGTTTAAAGCTGAAGATTTAATGGATGTGGAGCGCATTACCTGCAGTCTTGGCAATCCTTTGATGCAAGGGTTAGCGGGTAGACAGGAAATGATGCAAAACTGGATGCAATACGGCGTCATGAAAGATCCAAAGCAAATCATTTCATTCCTATCAACTGGCAATCTTGATGCCCAAATCGAGAGCGATTTTAGCGACGCGCTACTCATTGCTGATGAAAACGAAATGCTTCGCAAAGGTGAAATGCCTCTGGTTATGCTCACTGATTTGCATAATGAGCACATACCTAAACACAACAAGCTTCTCTCAGATAGATCAGTGCGGGAAGATCCAATTCTAAATAAAGGGGTAATGGATCATATGCAGGCTCATATCGATATCAGCCGCACAGTACCGCCCGATCTTGCTGCAGCACTATCAGGTCAGCCTTTACCGCCCCCCGCGCCGCCCCCTGGACAACCACCATTACCAGGCGAACAGCCAAACCCGACAATGGAAGGTGCCCGTATGCCTGACGTACCGGAAGAAACGCCCGCGCCTATGGCAGAGGGGTACAATAATCAGCTAACTGAAATGCCAGAAGAAATGAACACACAAGAGCAATTTTAATCGCAAAAATAGCACAAGCATTAAGGGTATAAGTATGAGTGATGAATCAGGAAACGCAGGAATAGCAGAAATAGCACCTAGTGAGGCAAGCGAAACTCCGAAAGGAAGTTCGGGTTGGGATGATGATAGTGGCACGGAAGAACCAAAAGAAAATCCTGTCAAGAAACCCGATAGCACGCCCCCCAAACCTAAAGCGCCAAGCGTTAGAAAATACAAGATCGGGGATGAGGAAGTAAGCCTATCGGATGAAGATATCAAGCGGGACTATTCCAAATGGAAGGCGAGCGATAAGGCTTTTCGTGAGGCAGCACAAGCCAGAAAAGCTACCGAGGATTTTATGCGGGCGCTGCAGGAAGATCCCGAAAAAATCCTGAGTGATAAACGGATCCCGCTTGATAAGAGAAAGCTTGCCGAAAAATGGCTCTTAGAATCTATCGATAGCGAGCTAAATCCCACGGATCCAAGGGATGGCAAGTTGACCGACTTAGAAAAGAAACTGAAAGAGTATCAGGACCGGGACGAGCTCGAGGCAAAGACCAAAGCCGAGCAAGAATATGAGGCCGGTAAAGAACAGCGAAAGCAGCAAATTTCTGAGACTTTGCTTAAAGCAATGCAAAGTTCGCATTTAAGTGCTGATCCCGAAACGGCGGCGAGTGTTCTAAGAGAGATGGCGTTATATATGAGAGCCGCAAAAGAGAGGGGTGAGGACGTGACGCCCGATCAGATAGTTGAGCATATTCACAACCAGCGCTTTACTCAGTTCTACAGTTTAGCCCATCAATTCCATGGGGAAGAACTAATTGAGTTTTTGGGGGAAGAAATAGTAAAGCGAATTCGAAGTACTGACCTTGACAGAATTCGAAAAGCTAGGGGCGGCGGCGAGCAATCCTACCGGGATGAAAAGCGATCGGCAAACCCACAGTCTACGCCCCGAAAGACTATGGATCCCTGGCAAGCGCGGGAGCACGCCAATAAGATCTTGTTCGGCAAGTAAAAAGTTGTGCGTTTCTGCGCAAAAGTTCTGACACAACTTTTGTCACAACTTTAATCCCTCAAAATCTGCATTACAGATAGGCACCTACCCGTAATGGATGCTGCCTATTTTTGTGTTCGTGCCTACCCGTAATGGATGCCACGAAACAGGGTTTATTTTAAGACTTACTATTAATATCAATTATTATTTTAAAGGGCTTTATCATGGCGACTACCAATACACCTACCACTCTCGCATCAAGGCTTAAAGAGATTTATCCCGACGGACCTACCCAGCTTGTACCTGCAGCTAACGAGCTAGTGGGCAAAAGGCTGAAGTTCAAAAAGGAACTGCAGCACGGTGAGAAAGTGCGTTTCGACGTGCAGCTTTCGGGTGAGCAAGGTTTCAGCATGGGAACGGGCGAAATTACCCTACTGGGTTCTGTTGCTCAAATTTCTGAGAAAGCTGAAGTAACGGGCTTTTCTATCGTGCTGCAAAGCAACGTTTCTTATGATGCAATCAGCCGCGCTAAAACTAGCAAGCAAGCTTTTGCGGCTTTCAATAACAGCAAGTTTATTCCCTCTGCAGAATCGTTTAGAACTCGCCAAGAAATTCTTGCAATGCATGGGCGTCAAGGAATTGCAGTTGTGGCAGCTGCAGGGGTGACAGGCCAGGTAATAAGCATATCGCCCGCTTCATGGTGTTCGGCGATGCTTCTCACTATGAAAGGCGCGACAATTGAGGCATGGACTGCAGTTGCAGGTTCTGGCTCTCAGCATGACAGTGATTTAGTCATGGGCGCGCTATCGATTGCGAATAAAACAATTACCGTAGTTGGCACTTGTTCAAGCGTGGTAGCGGCTGACATTTTGTTCTTGAAACACCAAAGAAGTGTAGGACCAATTGGTCTTATGGATATCGCAAAGAATGTGGGTACTCTCTACAACATTTCAGCCGTAACCTACGAGCTATGGAAAGCAAACGCTTATGATGTAGGCACTTCAGCGCTTACACTCGGTAAAATATCGCTTGCTTCTGCTTTACCTGCAGATAAGGGCTGCGCAGAGAAACTAACCTGCTTAGTTCCAAACAAAGCTTTCCAAGGCATGGTTAACGATCAAGCTGCACTCAGAGAATACGGCGCGAACTACAATAGCGGCAAAGCTGAAAATGGTTTTGAAAGCATTGTATTCCATGGTTGTACAGGACCAATCGAAGTTATTCCTTACATGTTCTGTAAAGAAGGCGAGTTCATCATGTTCCCTGAGAGATACACATATCTCATTGGATCCGAAGAAATGACTAATCAAATTGGTCAAAGCGGCGATATCTTCTTTGATCTTGAGTCAACAAGTTCTAAGCAGCTTCGTTACTTCTCTGACTGGACTGTATTTTGTGAAAAGCCAGGATATATCACTTACGGTACAAGATCAGACTCACTTGCACTTCATACTTAATCACTAACCCTACATGTTAGGCATGGCACTTAATAGGTGTCATGCCTTTTTCCAATCTTAAAGGGGCTTTAAATGGGTACTTTTAATTTACAAATACAAACTACAAAAGATGTTTCATCGTATAAAAAGCCAGGGCAAAAAATAGAGAACGGAGTAAGACTTCTAGGTCTTATTCAAGGCATTGTATCTGGCGCTTTTCCAGGCTCAATTTTAGCGAGTTCATCGGCAACGGATCCCGTTGCAGCTTCGGGGACAATTGAACTCACTTATGCAAGCATTAACGCCGATGATACGGTCACTGTAGCAGGCGTAGTTTTAACGTGCAAAGGAAGCGGCACAGTTGCAGGTACTTTTGTAAAAGTTACCGACGCCACGGCTACTGCAACTAATCTTAAAAATGCGATCAATGCGAATGCAAGCCTTGCGGCTCACCTTGTTGCAACTTCGGCGGCGGGCATTGTTACAACCACAGCGCGGCAAAAAGGTTCTATCGGTAATCTTTTAACACTCGTAACAAGCAACGCGACAGGTTTTGACATTACTGCAATGGCGGGCGGAACCGGCGGAAGCGAAGGCGCGACAGAAGTCATTCGTTAACAAAAAAGGATATAAAAAATGTTACAACATACAACGGGCGCGCCGCCAACGCTGAATGCAGTGGTAGCGACTACAATAGGGCATGTTATAGATTTAAAAGGTTTACGCGGGGTTTCTGTTCACATTGTCGCGACTGACGTTAACCCGCCCGCAAAAACCTTTGCTTCACTCACGGCTGGCAATATCACGGCTAACACAATTACGATTGCAGCACACGGCTACATTACGGGAACTAAAATTAACCTAACGGGCGGATCGCTCCCAACGGGGCTATCGGCAACGGCTTACTGGGTTATCAAAGTTGATGCTGCGACTCTAAAGCTTGCCACATCTCTTGCTAACGCTATGGCGGGAACTGCAGTGGATATTACAGCGGACGGCGCGGGAACTCTTACCCCTGTAGCTGCAGGATCAAACACGCTAGCTCTTTACAAGTCAAACGACGGCTCAAACTACATTGCTGTAACTGACGCTTCAGTGACGATTGCAACAATTGCAATTAATGCCATGCTGGAAGTCGCAAATCCTACTTATAGGTATATGAAGATTCTCTACACAGCTTCAGCTGGCCAAATCACACTAGCAACAACAGTGACAGAAGTTAGATAACATCTAAGGGGGTTATTTGTGAGCAGTCAGAAAACTTGGGCGGGGCAAACATTTAACCTGCCTTTAAATAGAGAGCCTAAAAGTAGTAATTGGGGCGTGGAAGTATCAAACTTTCTCATTCATATTGCAAACCAGGCGATACCAAAAGAGGGCGGAGCTAATAGCCTTGCAAATGAGCTAAACTTTGGAACTGTTGCGGGTATTGCAGCGCTATATCTAAAAGGGGTAACGGGTACTATTTCATCAACGGGATTTATTCGTCTTGGCAATAGTACTGAAGATACCGATAAAGCTGAAAACTGGAATGCAATAGCGTGGCGAAATGCTGCTAACTCAGCTGATTTACCGCTTAAGGCGAATGCTAGTGATCGGCTTGAATTTAACGCTGTTGCCGTTCCTACAATTAGTTCAATAGATAGTTTAACAAACAAGACAATAACAGCTGCAACAAACAACATTAGCGCTGATAGGCTTACAAGCGGTAGTGTACCCGACGCTAGGGTTCCTGCTAGCAACGTGACTCAACACGTAGGCAGCATAGTACATCAAAGCTTAAGCGGGGCGGGAACTAACACTCATGCGCAAATTGATACAGCTGTTAGTAACTCAGCGAGCCATATTTCAAATACAAGTAACCCTCATAGCGTTACTCAAACACAGGTTATCGGTGATAGTCCTATTACACTAAAGGAACTTGCCACACCTGCAAATCCATCTGCTACATATTACAAATTTTACCCGAAAAGCGACGGCAAATTATATCGGCTAAACTCTGCAGGTGTTGAGGCCATGGTAGGCGGCGGCGGTGGTTTAGTTGTGGAAGTTCTTGACGCTCCCGCGACAAGCGGCGTGGATCTTGTAGCAGGAAAACATTACATTGTAACCGGCCTAACAGCTGATACGACGCTTAACCTTCCAGTTGGGGCTTCTGAATCGGCTTGGCGAGTTAGCGTACTTGGCAATAATACAAGCGGTTTCAGAGTTACACTTCACGCTGCGGGTAGCGATACGATTGGTTGGGACGGAACCACGACTTACAGTGATGCAAAAATTGTTTATGCAGACACTTGGGTAGAGGGCTCTTGGCGCACAACTTATTGGGCAATTGACGACGCATCAAGTCCGCTGAGTGGGACGTTTTCTGGAGCTATAGAGTTTACTGGAGTGGTAACAGCTAGCGCAGGGATTAAACTTCCGACTTCTGGTGGGACGCCTGGTACTTTAGATTTTTACGAGGAATATACGCTATCTTCTAACATTCTTTATGTAGACAACGCAGCGCAGGCTTTTGGTATAAAAGTTATCAGAGTAGGTAAAACGGTAACTCTTACAAATACAGTTTATGCTTCCGGTACTAAAGTTAACACTACAAATCCGACTGTTCAGCAAAGCTTACCGGCAAGATTTCGACCAGCTACTGAAATTTATGCTCCTTGGGTTGTCAGAAATAACGGAACATTCGTCACAGGCGCTATTTGGATAAAAACAGACGGTAGTATCTTGTTTTACAATGCTGGGTTAGCGGCCTGGACGGGCAGCGGTGATTGTTCCATTGAACGTGGCTCTATCAGCTACGTACTTACATAAGGATTTAACATATGACAACAGCAAATATAGGGATACGCTCCCAAAATGTGATAGTGCCTTACGTGAGTAGTACGAAGCGGACGAAGATAATGGATTTCAGTGCCTCAGGGTTGATTACAGGAGATACAGGATATACTTGGACGACGAGTTTTGCGTACGTCTATGCCTATGCCGATAGCAATAACAAGTGGAAACTTAATTTTAATATCAGAGGGGCACTATCGACTCCTTCTGGAGATATAACATTAATATTTGCAGGTGCAGCGGCTGTAATATTTAAGAGTGGGCCGAATCAAGGGATAACGGCAAGCACCGCCACTACGGTGTCTACGGCAGTTACTCTCGGCAATACCGGGAAAATATTTGCCGAACAGGCCTCAGCAGCAAACTTCTCTTTCTCAGGTGATGTAGTATTAGAATCAGAACCCACATGGGCGGCAGCAAACATGGAAGGCGTCTTGGCGGCTGATGTTTATATTGCGAATGCTAACTCCACAACGCCTGGGCTTCTCCCCTACTACAGCACTAAAAACTACACTGGGAAATTCAAAGGTGATAACTCATCCAACCAGTCCGGTGATGTTACAATGGCCGTCACAAGAATAGGTAATGTGGTTACTCTGACTTTACCTGCCATAATTTTTACATCTAACGCAGCAGATAGTTATCTTCTTAATGATACTATGGCAGCCCTTGACGCTGAATACCGACCGGCTACAGAGTTGAGGGTTATGTCTGCACAGATGGTTGCTGTGGGTTCGGTCCCAGCAGTACCTGGAACGATTGTGCTTTACGATTCAGGATTATTTAGAATTTATCGAGATTCAGGCGGTACGGCTTTCGGAGCGGGTGCAAACTCAGGGCTTAGAAACCGTATCGGTATTACGTACCATGTTTAAGGGTTCAACATGAAACTAACAATCGAAGATTACATAAAAAAGTTTGGTCAATACGACTCGATATGTTGAGGATGCTATGAAAAACACCGTGCAAAAAATGGATTTAGAAAGCTTGGATGAACTCATTTCCATGTGTGAGGATAAGATGATCCATCCATTCAAAAAGAAGAAAAAAGAGCCAGAAAAACCCGTAGAAGATGAGAAGGAAGAACCTGCAGAAAAGCCCGATCTTTCAGAAATTGATATGGATGATCTTATGGAAGCGTATGAGAGCGCTAAAAACAAAAATGAGGATGATTAAATGGCTTTTGACACAACTCGCTTACTCGCTCAAATAATCTCTAAGGGCTGTTTGCCCGAAGGTAGGTTTAGTGATCAAGAGATACTCGATTTTGCTTATGACTGCCTGCTATCTGAGATAGTGCCTCTCGTTATTGACGCAAGGCAAGATTTTCTTGTTACTTATGTTGATATCCCGGTCATAGCAAATCAAATCGCTTACCCAATACCAGCCAGGGCGGTAAACGGCGTAGTTAGGGAAGTAAAGCTGCTATCTGGCAGCAACATCATAAACCTTGAGCGGTGTGATTTAGAGGATATTACCGACAGTAATTCAGCACAGCCTCACACCTTTTATGTTGTGGGTAATGACCTATGTCTTTATCCCGTTCCTTCGCAGAGTAACTCTGTTTCACTGAGAGTGTACTACTTTATTCGCCCCTCTCGGCTTGTCCCGGTTATTGAGTGTGCAAAGATCACAGCAATTAACGGCAACATTTTGAGCATTACCACGCCAACGGGTTGGACTATCTCTGACACGTTTGACTTAGTTCGTGGCCGTGCGCACTTTGATCTTCTGTCACTCGATTTAGTGCCAGTTTCGGTGAGTGAAGCGGCTATTGAGTTCGCTAGTGTTCCCGCTTCCCTGCAAGTAGGCGACTACTTAGCTCTCAGTGAAGAAACTTGCTTCCCGTATCTTCCCCCGGAAGGGCATGTTGCGCTTATGCAGTCAGCGGCTACGGCTTGCTTAGAGTCAATCGGTGATCCCGCTAGTGTGAATTCAGCTGCAAAGACTGCGCTGCTTATCGAAAATTTCAAAAGAATTTTATGTGTGAGAGTGCAGGGCGAAACTTCCCTAGGTACTCCATTGATATAAGGTGTCAATATGTCACAATCTCTCATCATAGATCAAAAGGGGCTTTATACTTACGGTAGCCCGCTTAGTGCCCCGATTGGATCACTTGCTAGGGGGCTTAATGTAAACATCAATAGGGCGGGTATTATTGAGCCGAGAAAGGGCTTTGATCAGCTTGTTGCACTTCCCGGGGCAAACGATAGAATTAGAAAAATTGTGTTTTGGTCCGATTCAATGCTGGCTCACTACGGGACAACCTTTGCTTACTACGACGCAGTGACCGGATATTCATCAAGAGGGGCTTTATCAGCCCCTTCCAATACGCCCACAATTCAGACAGTCAATAGCCAGAATAAGAACCTGTATCTCACTAGCTCTATAGGTCTTAGAAAGTCCGACGCTATTGCAGGGAATATCTACGCTGCAGGGATACCCCGGGGAACGATTATAGAAGCTAGCTTGTCAGGTGAGGGAACTGCGATATTGACAACAAAGTTTGTCACGTACCGCTATGTAATTGGCAAGAAAGATCTTAACGGCAATTTCCAGTACGGCGGCGTTTCAGGACGCTTTACTCTGCAAAATAATTCTTCCCCTGCTACCGTTCAAAACGCGCTTGTAAAATGCTACTTACCGGCGGGGCTTTCGCCGCTCAATTTTATTCAGCTGTATCGTACTGTAGGATTCTCATCAAACGCGACAAATGATGAGATGCAACAATGCTACGAACAGCCATTAGTTGAAGCGAATATTACAGCGGGGTATATTGAAATAACCGACGTTGTACCCGACAATTTATTAGGGGGCTACATTTACACCGCCCCTAGTCAGCAAGGCATTGCAAATGACAATGGCGTACCACCTTTAAGCAGAGATATTGCTGAGTATAAAACCCACATGTTCTTTGCAGATATCGAGTCGATTCATCGTCTGACTTTTAGCCTCATTTCTGAAACTGTTTTTGCTGTAGGCGACACAATTACGCTCACCATGGGCGGCGTTCCAGAAGTGTACACGGGTTATGCTGCAGGCGGTTTTAATGCGAGTTTAAAAAGGTTTGTTGTTGATGTTGCGGGCGCGACAACTTCCATTAAAATTGACGCCACAATTAAAAGCCTCATCAAGTGCATAAACCTTAACGCTACATCATCATATTATGCTTATAGTTTGAGTACTGGGGATACCGATTTACCCGGTAAAATAATGATAGAAGCAAGATCGCTAGGAACTGCCTCTTTTACTGCAGTATCTAACAAACCTGCAGCATTTCAGCCTCAACTATCAAGCCCCGTGAACACGAATAATACGAGTTCAAACGACGCATTCAAAAATGGTTTGATGTATAGCAAACCAAACCAAAATGAAGCGGTTCCCATCAAAAACATCCTAAAAGTTGGTAGTTCTGATGATCGCATTTTAAGGGTTATGGCTCTTAGAGAAGGTTTGTTCATTTTCAAAGAAAACGACGGGGCTTTTGTACTGCGCGGTGACAATGAAACATCTTTCAGTGTTTCGCTACTAGACGGTACTGCCAAGCTTATAGCTCCGAACAGCCTTGTATCGATCAATAACCTTATTTACGGGCTTTTTACTTCTGGACTTTGCGAAGTATCCGATACCGGCGTCAATAATTTTAGTTTGCCGATAAAAGATCAGATTTTGCCCCTTAATGGTCCTCTGCTTACGGCTGTTAAAAACTATGCATTCGCCGTGGGTGATGATGTTAATAGCAAGTACGTGCTGAGTGTTCCCATTGTCTCTACCGACGTATACTGCAGCGTGCAAATCGTCTTTGATACTTTCAATAGAACTTTTACAAACTGGGATGTGCTTGTCACGGCGGGCGCTCTTAGTCCTGAGAATGGTTCTCTCTACTTCGGTATGGCAGCTGCCAACAATGTTTATAAGCAGAAAAACGACAACACACATACCGATTTTGCTGATTTTGGAAACACAGCTTTACTTCAAAGTTATGTCGGTACAAAGCTAGTTTTTGCCCCCGGTTTTAACGTGCTTGCTGAGATAGCGCGGGGTGATGTGATCGATCAAGGCGTGAACGGTTTTGCATATGTTGAAGAAGTGTTTGATGGCTATGTCATAATAGACAGCCCACTGGAAGTTGACGCGTGGGATGTAGCCGTTGCGGTGACTATTTATAAAGCAATTGATACTAAGATTCAGTGGAACCCCGATGTAGGCGGCAACGCCGGGGCTTTCAAACAATATTATGAGTGCTCACTCATTAGTAAGCAGAACTTCCAAAAAGAGGCAAAACTCTACTTTTCTTCTGACTCAAATCCCAGTGAAACACCGATCACAATTTACTCAGAGTCAGGTAACGGGGCGTTTGGTCAATTTGATTTTGGGGACGGGGCGTTTGGGGGCGAACAGTCAAGCGGACCAAAGCGGCTAGGGATACCGCGCAGCTATGCTAGGTGTAGCGCGTTATCGGTACGGTTTGAAGGGAAGATTGCTTTTAGTGATTACCAAATTGAAGGTCTTAGCCTCTCATTCAATAGCCTATCGACAAGAACATCCCGTTAATCTGCATTACGAGAAGGGGGGAAAATGAAGATAACGACGTTTAAAAAGATAGTTTCCGAGGATTTTCCGAGCGAGTCAAGGGATGTTGTAAAAAGGTTAGCTACCATTTTAAATCCCTATCTTGAGGATTTATCTAAAAGCATTACCAATAACCTATCTATTGGCGATAACTACAAATCAAAGACCGTGGTTGTTCCCCTTGACGTCGGAGTATCTACCGGAACATTTTCTTGGACTGCTAACGAAAAACCTACATGCTGCTTAGTTGGTCAGCTGACAACAGCAAAAGAGCTAGTTTCGCAAGCTTACTCATTCACATGGGTTCTTACCTACACTCCAGAGAAATTGTACCAAGTTTCTTGGAAGCTTTTCGGGCTTGATGCACTTAAAAAACATGATCTAACAATAATCGCTTTAGTTTAAGGAAATTCGCATGACAATTTTCGAGGATGAACTAGCTAAAAGAAATAGGCAAACGCAGCTAGCGGGCGGCCAAGGGATCAACACGAGCGGGATAGTTGGGGGAATTGGCGGTAATAGCTTAGCACAGCCCACAGCTGCAGCGCCCGCAAGTTCTGGGTTTCAGAATTTGAATGCATATTTAGATATGAACAAAGGGGCGGGGGCTGGCATTGCTAGCGATCTTAATAAAAACCTTGTGAGTGATGTCGAAAAGTACAAAACAGGGGCTACTGATCAGACTAAAACCTTTGGTGACTCGGTTACAGCGGCTAACAGTGCGCTAGATACCCAGGTTTCAGGGATAAAAGATAAACTGACAGAAGATGCAAGCGCGAATGCAGCGGGGGCAAAGGGCTTTCTTGGATCTACTTATAAAGGACCAACGGCCGACTCCACAATTGCTTCACTTGCAGATAGTCAAAAAGAGATAAACGGGCGGCTTGGCAAAGTTGACGATTGGGATAGCATGAATGCCAACGCACAAAAAAACTACGGTTATAGCAAAGGTTTTGGGGCGCTTGATAGTTTTCTCATGCAAGGTGATGAGGCGGGGCGTAAAGAACTTGCAGATATTAAGGGTAAAAGCACTGATATAAACAGCGCTTATGATACGGCTAAAACGGGTTTGACCAACTCACAAGCAAGTGGAACAAAAGCTTTTACCGACGCACAAGATTCTATCAAAAAACATGCTAGTGCTGTTCGGGGTAACATCGAAAAAGATGCATCAACAAGAGCGCAAGGGTATGGAGCGGAAAACACTGGCAATGAAGGCTATCAGGCGGCTGGTTTGGGTGACATGCTTGATCAAGGCAATTTAGATGATCTAGCGGCTTTAAATGACCTAACGGGCGACGCTGCAGGAAATTATGTCAAGAGCTACAATGCAGGTCAAGCTAAACAAGAGCCTGTAGTTCAAAATCCTGTAGTTCAACAACCAGAAGTTTCCCGCCCTAATGTTATGGATCCCGCACAAGAGGCAATAAATAAAATAACCCCCAATGAAGATCTTGTTGTTGCTTCTAACAGGGCAACAGCCCCAACTCAAAACACTTTTTATGATAACCCGTTAACAAAAATTGCAGCTGGTAAACAAAGCGTAGGCGGGGCGCTATCTGACATGAGCGGAATTGACCAAAATAGGTTTTCATTAGGGCTTAATCCGCTGGGTAGTGGGCAGCCGATAAAAGCGCCAAAAATTAATACTAACCGGCTAAAAATCAAAAAACCAAAATGGTAAGGGGTAATTCATGTCAAGGTTTAAAGTTCCAAAACGGTGGTCTGGTTTAGCCCGAACTGTAGTTGATCCGGGCGGTATAGGATTTAGTGACGCTTTATTTGGCAAGCAAAAAAGTCCTGACTATTCCAAAGAAGAAGCGGAACAAGCAAAATCAATGGAAGATATGGCAGGCGCAACCGATGAATTTATAGGGGGCGGTCCTGCACAGTATGATCGCGGCGAAACTTTGGGAGTGGACAAGCTAGGCAGTTCTCGAATGGATAGCATTTCAACGGATCCTAAATACCGTGAATATGAGATGTCAGCGCTTCGTGACTTAGAAGACCAATCTAAGAACGGTTTTACAGCTGCAGACCGAGCCGATATGGCTCGCACTGAAATGGATGTTAACCGGCAAAGCAGAGGGCGACTCGGAGCAATCCAGAACAACATGCAAGCGCGTGGTATGGGCGGATCCGGAATGGATCTTCTCTCTCAGCTGCAAAGCAGCCAAGATGCCAATGAAATGGCATCTCTCAAAGCGCTTGAACAGGAAGGTATGATGCAAAGCAGAAAGCAAGCGGCAACAGGTCAACTTGGAAATATGGCAACAAGCATGCAAAACCGTGATTTTAACCAGGCTGCAGCCAAGGCGCAGGCGGCTGATCAGATTGCTAGGTTTAATAGCCAAAATAGCAACGCAGCAATGCAGCAAAATTGGGCTAGGGGCAATCAAACCTTAGATAACAACAGTAGAGCGGCATATGATTTTAATCGCGATAGGCTGGGAGCAAAACAAGCACAAGCTGGCACTAAATATGATTACTCAGTTGAAGGGCAAAACCGCAAGATGCTTGAAAACCAGCAAGCGGAAGAAGGCGCGTCTGGTAAAATGAGCGGGATCACGGGTATGGTAGGCGGGATTATTGGTGGTATTAAAGGCGGTCCTGCAGGCGCGCAGGCTGGCTATCAAGTCGGTTCCGGGGTTGGCGGCACAGTAGGGCGAACAGCTTATAGAAATAATTCATACCGTTCGGATGAAAAATGCAAAGAAAATGTGCAGAAAGAACACCCACTAGAAATTGAAGCATTCTTAGAGTCAATTGAGCCAAAGAACTACGATTTTATCGGCGGCGAAAAGGGCAAGCACGGGGTTATTGCGCAAGATCTTGAGAAGTCGAACATTGGCCGTGGAATTGTGAAAGAGGACGCAGAGGGAATGAAAAACATCTCAGTACCAGACGCAATTAGCGCCTTATTCGAGGCGGTTTCACACATCAATAAGAAAATGAAGGGGTAACATAATATGCTTTGGAAAAATGGCTTACGAGATAAAGATGAAATGGATCCATATAGCAGCTTACCTATTCAGGCTCAACAACAACCACTAAACCCTACTGTGCTTGATTCGCTAGCTCGGAGCAATCCCGCGCTTATTGAAAAATATCGGCAGCAAATGGAAGAAAAAAACGCTGCAATCGATACTGCTAAATCGCAACAAACCATGGGCGATTATGCCAATGTTGCGGGTAATCTCATGAATGACTTCAATAACTCTCAAAAGCAAGATGTCATTCTAAAGAACAAGTTTGCTAACCTTGGCAACACCCCTAAAATTAATGCAGCTGAGAGGCCAGCCTATCAAGACAGGATATCGGGTATTACTGGACGCAATTTGCAGCAAGCGCAAGCTGATAGAACTCGGATAGATAGCGATTTTAAAAACGGGGTAGCTCTAAACGACTTTCAGGCTAACACGGATCCGAATTCTTTGGAGTCAGAGCAGGCTAGAAACTATCTAAAAAAGATTGTTCCTTCTGCAGCAAAATACCCGGGAATAGATAAGATGTCAGCGGCTCAAATCGATAAAGTAGCTCCAGGTATTTACAAAGCCTATGCAGATGAACTTAACCGTAAAAATGAAATGGCGAAAATCACAAAATCAGGTGAAAACGACAGTAAAAAATACACTCATCAGCTTAACAAAGATTACAATTCTGATGCTACTACTAGCGACACAAGAGAAATTATGCAAGCTGCAGCCAAAGCTGAAGCACTTGCCCGGGATAACACGGGTAAGTCCGATATTGCTCTTGTTTATGCTTTTGCAAAAGCAATTGATCCAAGGTCAGTAGTGAAAGAAGCTGAATACAAAGTTTACTCGACTAACGGCTCACTTGTCGGTCAGGTCGATAGTTATATTCAAAGGGCTAAAAACGGCAAGCTTCCTGATAGTGAGCGGGCGGAAATTTTAAGAACTATTAGAACAACTGCTAATGCACAAAAAGAGAAACAAATAGCAGTTGATAATAGATATCGGATGCAAGCAGAATTCTATGGTGTTGATCCAAAATATATTTTTAATGAAGCGGTTCCCGATAAACCAGCGCCTAATACAATAGTTGAAGTTGCTGGCAAGAAGTACAAAGTAGCAGCCGACGGGGACACTTTGGAAGAAATTGGAACTCAACTACCGGGAAACATTCAGGATGTTATTAGCGGCAAAGCAGTAAAATAAAACATAAAAAACCGGGGTAAAATATGAAACTAAGTGATCTTAAACCGGGCGACTATAAAGTTTTAAATAATCCGACTGAAAGCCCTAGTGCTAAACCAATGCGACTATCTGATATCAAGGATTATAAAGTTGTCGGTATTGAGCCGACACAGCCAGAGAGAGAAATATCAAAAACAGAATCAGCTTTACGGGGCGGAGTGCAGTCAGCTTTGCTAGATTTTGCTGATGAGGGCGTTGGGGCTGTGGAAGCGACTAGCGATCTATTCAAAGGTGATCCCGCCGATTGGTACGAGAACTATAAAAAACACCGCGATGAAAGCCGCGAAAATTTCAAAGCAGCTGAGAAAGCTAACCCTTGGTCATACCTAGGGGGAAGTCTTGCCGGGGGGGCGTTAATTCCCGGCGCTGCAGGTATAAAAGGGGCGACATTAATTGGAGCGATGGGACGCGGCGCGCTAGCAGGTGGGCTAGCTGGCAGTGTTTCGGGGGTAGGGGCGAGTGAAGAAACTAATGGCTGGGGGCTTGCAAAAGACTCGGCTTGGGGGGCTGCAAAGGGAACTGCGCTAGGCGGGTTTTTTGGTGGTTTGGCCAATGTTGGCGGAAGGGCGTTATCAAAAAGTGGGCGGACTAGTCTTAAAGATGAGATAGGCTCGTTCAAGCGTGGCTCAAAGCAGCCTCTTGAGTCAGGTGTAATTGAGAGTATTCCGGGAGTTGGTCCTTTAACGCAACGGGTATCAAACGGCTTTAAAGAGACTGAAGTCGCGGCTAAATCCCAGGCCGATTTTCGGCAAATGATAAATTCAGAAAAAGATAAAATTGCTGAAAAAATTGCTACATCAATTGAAGATGATCAGCGCCGATTTGATTTAGCAAACTATGATGATTTATCGCCTTCCGCCCCAGCTACACAGTCAAGTATTCCGAAGGCTATTGATAGAAACCCTATTGATTTATCACCGTATGAAAGCGCTCCAAAAGTTCCAGAAAAACCAAAGGTTGATCGCAAGGAAATAAGACAGTCTCTTGATAAGATGAGTGATGATGAATTTATTTTGCGATCACTAATGGATGAGGGCGATAACGAAGTAAAAAGCTGGGTAGCAAAAACAGCTGCCAATCATCCCGGGCAAATCGACGCTGAAGAATATCAGAAAATACTAGCAGCGGGACCGGATGCCAGGAATGCAGCGCGGGACTTCGCTAAAAATAAAAGTTCGGTAGCTAGCGAAATGAAACCCTTGGTCGATCAAGCAAATATGCAAATGAAGGGTGCAGTATCAAACCGAGTTGGTGAGTTAACCCGTAGGGCGGAAGATAATTTTTCAGGCGATATTGAAAACCTTCTAGAAAACCTGAAACAAGCCCATTACGATTCGGTTTCGATGAAAACAATGCCAAAGGATGTTCCAACTCGATTAGAGGATGCAACAAATTTGCTAGCTGAAGGTCAAGCACCAAGCAATTTTGGACTTTCCAAAGGTTCATACTCACATATCGATTCTTCTGAACAGTTTAGGCGTTTGCAAAAATTTAGAGAAACTCTTGATTTGGGTATCAACTGGGATGCAATTAAAACTGGGAAACGTCCCATGAATGAGGGCGAACAAATTCTTGTAGGGGTTCGCCGCAATGTTGACGGTATTTTGAAAGCGACTCCAGGAAAAACGCAGGCCGATGAGGTTTATCGCCTTGGCAAAGAGATAAGAGATTCAGTTTTCAAAAGAACGGAGCTAAAGGGCGGCGTTGATGAGTACAAAATAAACAGGCTTTTCAACAATACCGATGAGGGCAATCGCTTTCGCCAAAGTTTGAAGGATTTGAAGGATTGGGCTGATGATCCACAGTACGCCCCCGAAGCTAGGAAAGCAGCAAGTGACCTAGTAGCTAAGTTTGACCAAATTTACAGGCTTGCCGACCAATCCCGGGCACTTAGCAGTATGCGATATAAACAGGGACCAACTTCCCCTGCAATAGAGCGGCTTGGAAGCCAGTTAAACAAGAACACTTTAGTCCAGGACGCGGTTAGAAACCCAGCAAGTTTTACGAGCGGGGCTGACAGTTTCATTAAGAACTACTCCCAGCAATTTGCGGGTAAAAGCTACAATCAGCTGAGTGAGCCTGAAAAAGTAGCTCTTATTAAACTCTGGGTTAAAGTAAAATCAGAGAGTGATAACGGCAATTTCTTGACGCCTGAAGCGGTCAAGGGGCTATATAAAAAGTTTCTAAATAAGAATGCCGGTGTTCTTGCTATTCCTGCAGCTGCCGGGGCAATGAATGAGGATGATAAAGAGTCAAAACTTCCAAAAGCGGGATCCATTGGCGCGCAGCTTGGCGCGGCTATCGATTTTCTTACAAACACCGAGTCGATTGGCTTGGATCCCGGTGAGAAAAATCCCTACGGTGAGCCAGTGGAAGCTGACATGGCCGTTTCGCTTCCTTCAGGACCAAATTTAAGCAAGTTTAGAAAGCTTGTCAAAATGGAAAAAGAGGGGGTTCAGCTGACTGCTAAACAGAAAGCCGCGCTTAATATTCTTAGAAAAGAGTTCGGAGCGCCGCTATCGGTTAACCCTAGAAAAAGCAAAACAAACGTTCAACCACAAGCACCCAACTCAGGTTATCCTACACCTTCCATAGTGAATGAAGTTGATGGAAGGGTACAATATTCAGAAGTTAGCGATAAGATAGCCGATAAGTTTAGAAAGCAGACAACGCAGACAACGGGCAAGTTTGCTGATGATGATTATAGAAGCGGCTATCGATCAGGCGCCTTTGATCCACCTATTTCGAATGAAGAACAAAAAACAAAAAGAATTCAAGATAGTTTACAAAAAATAACCGATTTAATGGGAGAATTAAAAGGTAAGGCAAAAGAAAAACCTGTTTCATCAGATACACGTTTTAATTTGCCAAAATATAATGATATCGATGCTATTAAAAATAAACTTGATGCCATCGATCGAATAACTGGCAAGAACAAAGGTGTGCCTAAACTTCGGGTAGTAAAAGAAGAAAATATTGATCCCGATAGTTATGCTGGTAGAATTGAAAAGATAAAGGAAAGCTTGAAAAAAGCAGAGGAAGATTTAAAAAAAAAAGGAATAAACCAGACAATGAATAAAAAGGATTATTCTTGGAATGATGATTTTGATACCGAGGATTTAAATGACGGTATTGATCATTTTAATTTAATGGCTAATAGGAATATGTCAAAAGGAATAAAGGATGCCTCATTTCAAGAAATTGTTGAGATGAATCCAAAAGATATTTTCCCAGAAAAAGCATTTAAAAATAAAGAAGCTGGTTGGATGAGAAATATACCAGAGAACAAATGGAATGAAGAATTTAAGAAAATATACGGGCGCGATATTTCTCATATTCTAAAGCAGGAATCTTTTAACCCCGCAATCATGATTGGTGATGAAATAACCGACGGTTACGCGAGAGTTTATTTAGCTCACGGTTTAGGTTTAAAAATACCTGTAGCAAAATTTATAGGGGAAAAATAAATAGGAAAATACTCGTTTTATAGCTATTGTATGAGCAACAAACACTAGTTTACGGGGTTAGATTGATAGAGTTATTTACGAGTATAAAACATTCATTTTTCCTCATGTATCTGATTATAAGGGAGAAGGCCACGGTGAACATTTTCTTTAGAACAAAAGCAGTGCCTCACATCTACTATTCTGCTACGCCAAAAGCAGAGTGTAGAATTAAAGTTTATGTGCATTGGGAACTCAAGAAAATTGGTTCAAATGAATTAGTGATATGCGGAACTAATGAGCTAGCGAGCAGTTATGAACCGTGTTCACCATATGAGGCACTAGGTGCAAATAAAGTCTGATTATGCTACAATATCAGCACTCAATAGGGGTGTTTCTATGGTAACAATCGACGCGGAATTAACGAAAACAGCCATAACCGTCGCGGCGTCGGTTGCTACCACTTTAATAACGCTTTGTAAATGGTTTTATTCTACGCTAACAAGCCTTAATGAAAAGATAACGATTCTATCTAGCACGATAGCTCAACTCGATAAAAATCTAGCTGTTCAAGCAGCTATTTTTGAATCGCATATGGTCATGCATGATAAGTGTAATTCTAAAAAGGGGGGATGAAATGGGAATAACCGAAACTTTAAAGGTGATCGACGCTATTGAAAACGGATCGGTAACACTTCTTAACATCGATTGGGGGCTAGTGGGTGAGGAATGCAGTGATCTTGATATCCTAGAAGATCAAGAACTTCTCATTAGAGTTGGCAGCGCAGTAATCAAGATATTTGCGTGTATTAAGCTTGGTCCCGCTGGAGCAATTGTAAGCCTAGCAAGTAAGCTTTTGAAGTAGTCGTGCCAAGGCTGGGTTTTCACCAGCTTGATTCACCGGACTGAATCATCATGGCATCGAATTTATCTCATTTAAAACGGTATGAGTCAAGGATTGGGATCGGCTTCGGGCTTCTTATTTCTAGGACGAGGGCAAGGTCTGCATTCTTCATGAGTATTTTCGAAAATCTCAGCGTTCATGACTTCCAGTTCACCCATTTGCCCGCGCACGATATAATCACCAAATTTAGCGAGTTCATCGCCTTCAGCTGTTTTGACTTTGATGTTGCCATTTTCTAGGTCCGAGCCGTACCACGTAATTCTAACGTCGTATTTTAAGCAATCAAGCACATTGCCTTCATACTGAACGGCTTCGACTTCAACGGGCTTTCTTGTATAACGCTCAAATTTCATTCTTTCCCTTTCACTAGTGTGTTAGCAATATTATTAATTGTTATGCCTTATTTTTACGCCAAATAAAAGGCAGTTCATTTTCTTTTAAAATAAATAAATGCCTTATATTTGCGATATTCACAACATCACTATCTTTTGGGTAAACTTCCACAGCTTCAAATTCACCATATCCAAGCAAAGTTTTTATATGCTGTAAAATATCCCAACTTATGCCTTCCAACCATTCCCCATTTTCATTTATATCTGTCATATTAACGGATATTCTTGTATAACCGTTATCATTAAATATCGATGCTAAATAGTTTCTAGACCTAAAAGCACATATTATATGTGATCCGTTACAGATATCGTTTCGCATTGAATCGGGAAATGAAACCTTCTTAAATCCATATAATGGGTATTCTTTATTTTCTTTCTGGAAAAATTTTTTAGCTTCTTTAATTCGATGTTTACGTTCTTTAGATGTTTTGCAATCACTTAACTCTATTCCCATTACTTCCCTCTAGAAACCGTATTCGCAATATTTAAATCAACATCATCACAACTATGCTTAACTTGCAAATTAATACCACGTTTCATCGTTATTTCACAGAGATATTGCCCGCTCGGTTCCGGCGGGAAAACGTCGGTGTAGTAAGAAATATCGTCAATATTTATCCTATAAATCAAATCTTGGTAACTCAGAAGGCGAATGAACAAAACGGTGAACAAGGTTGCTTTCATTTCTTTACCCTTCCATTTCTAGGTTCTGGCACGTTTATATCCATTGTTTCATAGATCCAAATCCTGAGTGTTCTCACGCTAACCCCCAACTCTTTTGCAGCGTGAGTTCTGTTTCCATTGTTTTTTAGGATGATTGTTTCAACAAAAGCTTGCTCTACATCCCATAAAGTTACACCTTGTGGAATTCTTGCGAGTAGGCGTTTAAGGCGGATTAATCTTGGTGAGGGGCTTGAACTTGAGCGAATTTTCACGTTCACGTCTAGCACTCCGATGTATAATATATTTAGATATAATTATACATATAGAATACGACATTATAAACGCGATAACTAATTTTAATGTCATACTTCTTGCTCCAATGGAATAGCTTTGAATGGACGCCCGCGCCTTTTTTCAGGGGGTATGACAGGGGCTAACCCTTCCCCTGAAAGAAAGGCGACAAGTGCCTTGTAATTTACTCCAAGTTCACGCGCTGCAGATGTCTTGACATAGCTATTACACTCAAGAATATGCTCAATAAACATCACCTTTAAATCGTGAAGCGTTACCCCCCTTGGAAGATGGCTTACGACTCGCTTGATTGTTTCAAGCTTGGCATTCCTTGCCCTAATTTCATCTTGTCTTATTTGCTCTTTTTCATCCGTGATTATTTTCCTCATTCTTCTTTTGGGCGTCCCTTCTTTGGTTTTTTGCCGATGATCTCACCGCGCTTGATCATACCCATAATTGTCGTGTAGTTAATACCGAGTTCCGCAGCTGCCATAGTCCTGTTGTAATTATTCAAGATCACAACATGCTCAATAAAAGCATACTTAAGATCGTTCAAAGTTATATTTCTAGGCATTTTCTGCAGTAACTTCAACATAACTTCATTCCGTGCTTTTCTCAATTCTTCAGCCTGCCTTTCAAATTCTTTTTCATTCATTTGGGTGTACCTTTTTTTTAGCGTAAGGCACAGATTAAGTATAAATTAGCCCCGTCATAATCTAAGTAACTCGTGCAAACAGATTCTATTTGTTTATCTTCAAAAATCTGTTCAAACGATGGCCAGCCCACTAGCGGCGACTCTTTTTTCCTAAATCTGAGCGTTATCATGTTCGCAATACCACCTAAATTATCTATAGTTATAATCAATTTTTTGCAAACAATATCATCGGCTAGCTTTTCAAGCCGATAGAACTCGGATTTAGTTTTAAGATATCCTACAAAGTCGTGTTCTATCCGGTAACTTCCAGACCTTCCGCAATGCATACATGGCCCACGGCTTGCGCAAATATCGCACATGTTCCTTTCATGATTTGAGATATCCATTCATTATTTCGCCCCCTGCAGTTCGGCGTATTTTTCATCAAGCTTGACTAGTGTTGTCTCGATTGATTTGAGGGCTTTCACTGTTTTAGAGTGGTTCATAACCGACAACACGTTATCTTTTAGTTTTCCAAGCTGCGGAAACCAGTCACTAGGCCGCGACTCGATGAACTCTGTTATGCTAGTCCAAAGTTCTTTGAACTCATCAGTTGTTTCTTCATTTAGATGTATTGTAGCGGTTTGCTCTTTCGGCTCTATAGTTACGGTTTCATTAACTACAGGTTCATAGGTTTTTTCATCGCTGATTGCTTGAATATCAATGACCGATTTTGGATCGACTTTGATTGTTTTTGCAGCATGAACATCTTCAATTTCTTCCCTGGTTTGCATCCCAAACAAGACTTCTGGAAAATTTGCGCGAATAAGAAACGCGGCGGCTCTATATCTTAACATTTGTTCTGGAATAGACTGATACACCGCGTTTTTAGTCCAGCCCGCTTTCTTTGCCATTTCGAAAGTCACAGTACTATCTACTTCAGTCCCGTCGTGAAGGGTTGCAATTGCTGTAACTGCCAGGCTTTCCCCTCTACCCATAACTCTATAGCGAAGCGACTTCCAGGCGTTATGCTTTCGTGCGAGCGCGATTGCCATTGCTGCGCTCATTCCCAGAGTGCCGTGAACTACAAACAAGCTTTGCATAGCCTGAAAGGGGGGTATGTCGTTTCGGTGTGCAAACTCAAGCGCAATGAGGATGTTGGCCGGTTTTCCCCTGAAATGGACGGGTATTAACTCGCTTGATGCCAGGGCGGTAGCTATGTCTTTTGTTTGCGCGAAATTCTCGTAAATTGCTAGGGCGGAATTCATGTTTTGACTCCATTTGAAAGATGTTAGTTAACAAAAAAACCATAGTCAAAAAATATGGTGTTAGTCAACAATTATTTGTCCTAACAATGGATATGCAGATTATTTTTGAGGCAGCACTATAAAACTGACACGCTATTAGTGGTTTGTTCATTAAACGAGTGTTTAATGAACGGCGAAAGGTGTGGAAAACTACCGTATACAAAAGATACACAATTGAAAATTTTACAATAATTAGTCGTATAGGTATTAACACCACATATATTTGCAATTTTTACAATAATTAGTCATGTGGGTAATATTACCTATTGGATTTTTCATCATTAATAAATATTGTGTTTATTCGTTAAACCCAATACAGAGAGGATATTTTAATGGTAGATAAACGACGAAAAAAAGAAGTCCCAGAAATGCAAGTAGAAACCAGAAAACCAGAGTTAATTTCTCATGCTGTGCAGGATGAAAAAACAGCCGACAGACCGAAGTATAATACGAGCAAAATTGTATGCCCCTACTGTGACGTGGAAGAAGAACAAAAAATTAAATTTTCTTTCAGTGGAGCTATTCCTAATTTGATCGAATGCGGGAATTGCCACAATCATTTTATCGTGCAACAAAAAGTCGAGATTATTAATACAATAATTGATATTCAGCACCAACTTGATAGCAGTTCAAAATCTGCAAATGTTTTGGTTACTGGCGGTGAGGCCGGAACAAGAGACGCTTCTTTCTAAATCTCAACAAAGGGGCTGATATCCCCTTTTGTTTTGCTTTCCCACAACATATACAGAAAAATACCCACAACTCAGTCAGTGCCGAATACAGGGTGCTTATAGATACGTATGGGTAATTTTACAAGGGGGTGTCTTATCAAGAAATCTTAACACCACGTTTTCAATAGCTTGCTACTTGGTACTATAAAGTTTTTACGGTTCAAAGGGATCCCGTAAGGGATCGAACCGTAAAAAGTATCGTTGAGCGGTATTGTCGTTAGGATTTAAAATAAGCATCATCGCGCAACGAAGGAAGCTGATATTTATTCCTAGGTTCTTTAGTAAGACAGTGTCGACATTTGTAAATATTTAATTATTACAATGTCTTATTTTAGTGCAGACATAAAAAGTGCCGACAAAGTGCCGACATTTCATTTTTTGTCTGAAAAAACAAATCCTTTTAAATCAATTACTTAATAAAAACTGTGTCGACAAAGTGCTCCCACGTGTCGG